CCCGACGGCATGCCGTTCCTGTGCGATTTTGACACCGTCCTGATCGCACCCGAACTGGAGGAAAAGGCGAAGAAGATGTTCGGCGAGAACGCCCGTCTGATGCCTGCCGCCGATCCCGAGAGCGCCTACAACGCCGCAAACCCCGTGTACGGCATGCGCTACATCGTCATGGGCGGCGGCGCGGACGGCTTTACGAGCAAGCAGTGGGCGGTGTGCGACCGCCGATTGATGAAGGAGCTTGTGAACATCGTCTATAACACGCGCCCGACGGTGATGCAGTCGCCGCAGGACAACCCGCTGAAGGATCTTTACACCGCATATGCCGACTTCGGCGTCGGCTGGGGCGACGCAAGACAGATCATTTTTGGAAATCCTTCCTGATTGCGGGGAACAGACGGGGCAAACCCCTCAGGCAGCGGCGCT